GCCGGGAGCTTTCACGGACACTATCCGCGACGACAAGATCAAGGCGCTCTGGAATCACAACAACATGTACCTCCTTGGCAGCAACGGGGCGAACCCTCCAACCTTGAGGCTCACTGAGGACGACCGGGGCCTGCGCTACGACGTCGACCTGCCGGCGAAGGCCTACTGGCTGCCGACGCTCATCGAATCGCTCGAGCGGGGCGACACTGAGGGCAGCTCATTCTCCTTCATCGCGCTCGAGGACAAGTGGGAATCTGACGAGCTGGGAGAAAAGAGGGAGATCATCAAGGCGCGCGTCTTCGACCTGGGGCCCGTCACCTTCGAGGCCTACGAGGATACGGAGATCTCGGTGCGCTCTGCGCTCACCGTTGTTGGAATAGATATCGCGGCCCTGTCGAAGGCCCTGGCGAAGCCGGAGCCCGACGAAGCCGACACGAGAACGATCGAGAAAACGATCGAGACATTGAGGAGGAGGATCCCGTCGGGAGAGCAGGAGCTCCCCGATGACGCCGCGCGACTTCTGCAGGCGCAGAGGGACAAACAGCGCGTACGTGCGGAGGCCATCCTCCGGTTGTAGTAAGAAGCGACACAGCGCCCACAGGCCGCCCCTCGAGGCGGCTTTTTTTGTGGGACGGAAGGAGAACAGATGGACAAGCTGATCGAATTGAGGCGCGAGGAGATCCGCCTCAGCGACGAGGTGCGCGCTCTCCTCGATAAGGAGGACCGCTCAGCCGACGAGTGCACGTCGCTCGAGGGTCTTCTCGACGATTTGGACGCGTGCAAGAAGGAGATCTCCAACGAGCAGAGGGCCCGCGATCTCGGAGTGCGCACGCCCGCGGCCCCGCTCGAGACCGACGCCGGCAGCGAGCCCGAGAAGCGTTTTGAGAGCTTCGGAGAGCAGCTGCAGGCAGTCATTCGTGCCGGGATCCCCGGCGGTGAGGTCGACGAGCGGCTCGTGGAATCAAGGGCGGCCTCCGGAATGTCCGAGGCGGTTCCCTCTGACGGGGGCTTCCTGGTACAGGAGGACTTCTCAGCCGAGCTCTACAAGGCCGTCTATGAGACCGGTGTTCTGCCGGCGCGCTGCCGGCGCGTGCCGATTAGCGCTCCGTCTAATCGCTTCAAGATGAACGCGGTCGACGAGAGCTCGCGCGCCACCGGGTACCGGCTGGGAGGCGTGCAGGTATACCGCGCCAACGAGGCCGACACGGTCACAGACAAGAAACCGAAGTTCCGCCAGATCGAACTCTCGCTCGAGAAGCTCATGGGCATCTGCTACCTGACGGACGAGCTCGTGGAGGACGCCTCAGCTCTCCAGACGGTGGCGACAGACGCCTTCTCGGAGGAGTTCGGGTTCGTCATGGATGATGAGATCATCCGTGGAACCGGCGCCGGCCAGTGTCTGGGTATCCTGAATGCCGGTTGCTTGGTCGAGCAGGCAAAGGAGACGGGACAGTCGGCGGCCACCATCATAGCTGAGAACGTCGAGAAGATGTTCTCCAGGGTTCCCGCACGAAGCCTTGCGCGGGCCGAGTGGTTCATCAACCAGGAGGTCTGGCCGCAGCTCTTCGGGCTCTATCATGCGGTGGGGACAGGTGGCATACCCGTGTTCATCCCTGGGGGAACGCTGGCAAATGCGCCGTTCGGCACTCTGATCGGCCGCCCCATTACCCCGATCGAGCAGTGCGACGCCCTGGGTACGGTCGGAGACATCATCTTCGCCGACTTCAAGGAATACCTGCTCATCGAGAAGGGCGGGCTGCAGGCGGCGTCTTCCATACACGTCCGTTTCCTCTACGGAGAGGGTACGCTTCGCTTCACGATGCGGAACAACGGCCAGCCGCTGCCTAAGTCGGCCATCACCCCATACAAGGGATCCGCGAAGACCAGCCCGTTCGTCGCTCTGGCGACCAGAGCATAGGCGACAAGAGCACCAGAGGAGGTGTGAATATGGGAGCAAAAGGAATCACCATTGCCGAGGAACTTCACGTCGTCAACATCCTGCCGCCGATCGACGTCGACACGGCGAGCGGCGCGGACATGGACGTTTTCTCGATGGAGAACTACGCCCACGCGACGATCATCATCCAGACGGGCGTGACGAACGCGACCCCGGGAACGATAACCGTCAAGGAGTGTGACGACTTCACGCCGTCGAACAGCACTGCCATCGCCTTCGCATACTACGAGGAGACCACGGCGGCCGGCGACACGCTAGGTGCAAGGACCGCTGCGACGACATCAGGGTTCGCCCTGAGCGCCAACGACAACTGCACCTACGTCATCGAGATCGACGCGGCTGAGCTCAGTGATGGTTATCCGTGCATCCAGGTCAGTTGGTCGAACCCGGGCGGCTCGACGATCGGCTCTGCTGTGGCGATACTCTCTGGCCCCCGGTACGCCGGCGACCAGAGTGACACGGCCATAGCGTAGGGTCGAGACGGTAAGAAGACCAGGGGCCGCCTCCGGGCGGCCCCGTCCCCTACAGCGGAACCACCGCTAAACTCGGAAGGAGTATGGACATGCCCGTAACAAACGTAAAGTCCAAGTGGTCGAGCGGATCGCTCATCTTCTACTCACGCACGGCGAGCGGCAGCGTCGCAGTCGGCGAGTTCAGCTCGTCCACCGCCAACGCGGCCAATATGGCTCTCTCCTCTGCCCGTACAAAGGCCTTCGATGTGTGCGCGGACGACGGCTCGGCCGCCCTGACCGCGGGGTCCTACCAGGCTGTGCGATCGCGCGTGCTCCTGGCGAAGGCAATCTCCAGCGGCGACATCTCGGTGCAGGGCCTCCTGGGCCAGTTGAAGATCGTCGCCAACGTAGCATCATCGGCGTACCTGTCGGGCGTACGCGGTTACCTGGAGGTGAACGGAGCCTCCGTATCATCGGCCGCCGGCGTGAGGGGCATGATCGACGTGCCGTCGGGCGCTACGATCGCCACGAGCTGCTACGCCTCGGCTTTCATGGCCTGCTCCAACGACCTGGGTGGCACACATGACGGCAAGGCGGTAGCGCTGCATGTGCCAAATCCTGTGTCCGGGACCTGGGACGCCTTCCTGGCGCTCGGGGATGCCACGGGCTGCATAGCGGACACCGGCGCCGGCGGCGGGACCTCGAAGTACCTGAAGGTCCTGCTCAACGGGGTGGCCTATTCCATCCTGGTCAAGTCTGACGCTTGACGAGTGACGCTATGGAGCTGTCTACGTTCGACCGCATAACGCTGCTCAACGTCCTGGCCGACTTCCACGGAGACTTCCTAACGCTCAAGATCGTCCGGGAGCTCAAGGAGTCCCTGTCCTTCGATGAAGAGGAGCACCGGGCGCTGGGCCTGAAGATCGAGGATGGCCAGGCGTTCTGGTTGTCGGAGGCCGATAAGCCGAAGGACGTCCCCATCGGAGAGAAGGCCGCGGAGATAATTCGCACGCTGCTCCTCGAGCTCGATCAGAAGAAGATGCTCACCGAAGACCACTACTCGCTCTACGAGCGCTTCATAGGAGGCTGATATGGCCGCTGGAACGATGACTATCACCGAGATCAAGCATACCTCGAAAGAAACTGAAGTGTGCCTGGACGGCCGGCACCGACGCAGAGGCCGGGACCGCCTCCGGGATTACCACGTACACCTATGATGGCCGGCTCGTGGGAGCCGTGACCGTGCCGGGGACAGGCGGCGATATACCGAGTGACAACTACGATATCGCCGTGGCCGATTCCGATTCCGTGGACGTCGCTCTCGGGGCCCTGGCCGACCGGGACAATGCCACTACGCAGTTCGTAGCGGAGGCGTCCATGGCGGGCTGCGCGGCCACCAAGCTGACCGTGTCAGTGTCCGGCGCCGGTGCGGGGAAAAAGGGCACCCTGTACCTCTACATCAGGTGAGGGGGTGAAGCGAGATGATGATCCGGATGCTCAAAGACGAAGGCGGGATGCAGGCCGGCGAGGAGATCTCCATGCCGGCCGAGCGGGCCGCTGACCTGATCGAAGCCGGCGTCGCGGAGGCGGCGACCGACCAGACGGAACCTAGGCCCCGAGCGGTCAAGAGCCAGGCGACGGCCAGGCCTCGCAAGAAGGCGAAGCGCGCAACCCGGGAAGTAGAAGAAGCGACCGAGGAACCAGAGACCGAGGAGCGATAAGTGTACGCGCTGAAGACAGCCCCGACCGTCGAGCCGGTGACGCTAGCCGAGGTGAAGGAGCACCTGCGACTTGACAGCGCGTCCTTCCTGGATGCCCTCTCGGCCGAGCAGACGATCGCGCCCGGGTCGCATGGAATCGCGGCCGCGTATTCGCTCACGGGTGCGTCGGTCGAGGTCCTCGGATACGAGGCTGTCGTGGTCCTCGAGGCGGGGACCAACGGCGCCGGCGGCACCGTAGACGTCAAGCTCCAGGAGTCAGACGATGGAACGTCCTGGACGGACGTGACCGCGGGAGCGTTCGCCCAGGTAACAGGCGCCAACGACAACGACACCTACGAGCTCGGGTACCCGGGCACGCTGCGCTACGTGCGGGCGGTGGCCACTGTCGCAGGGGCATCCTGTGAGTTCGGCGTCGCCGTGCTCCTGCGATCGACGGCCCTCGAGGACGAGACGTTCCTCACCGCGCTCATCACCGTAGCTCGCACACATACAGAAAACTACCTCGAGCGCTCAATCATCACGCAGACCTGGGAGTGCGTCCTGGACTCGTGGCCGTCGGATCCCTGCGTGCTATCTCGAGGTCCTCTGCAGTCCGTGACGAGCATCAAGTACTACGACACCGACAACGTAGAGGCAACGGTCGCGGCGACGGTCTACTTCGCTGACATCTACGGCGGGAGAATCGGCCTGGGGTATTCGCAGACCTGGCCCTCGGAGACTCTCCGCCCGATCAACGGAGTGGTGATCGAGTTTGTGGCAGGATACGGTGACGCGGCCGCGGACGTCCCCGATCCGGTCAAGCATGCGATCCTGCTCCTCATCGGCCACCTGTACGAGCACAGGGAGCTTTCGATCGAGGCCGCGCTCAAGCTGGCGCCAATGGCATACCATGCCCTGCTGGCCCCCTACCGCGACCTGAGGCCGTCATGAGAGCGGGAGCACTGCGCCAGCGCGTGACGATCCAGCGCCGCTACTACACCCAGGGCGCCGATGGTGAAGAGGTCCCGACCTGGTCGACCGTCGATACTGTGTGGGCATTGGTCGAACCCGTCCGCGGACGAGAGTACGTGCGCGACGACCTGGTGAGAGCCGAGGCCACGCATCTGGTGCGGATGCGGTACCGCACAGGGATCGACGCTTCGGCCCGCCTGCTCTGGGGAACGAGCATCCTGGATATCCACGACGTCGCCGACGTGGGTGCCCGCAAGCGCGAGCTCCTCATCACCTGCAAGGAGGCCAAATGAGCGTGGCAGAAGGCCTCGTGGCGCTCCTGCGGGCCTCCTCGAGCGTGACCGCCCTGGTCGGCAAGCGCATATATCCTATGCGCCTGCCCAAGGACACAAAACTCCCGGCAATCGCCTACCAGCGCATATTCACAGAGAGGGTCCACTCCCACCAGGGCTACTCGAATCTGGAGATTCCCAACTTCGACGTGCGCTGCTGGGGCATCGACTACACGGCGGCGGAGTCCCTCGCGGACGTTGTCGAGACCGCGCTGGACGGCTACCAGGGCGCGATCGCGGGGCACGAGGTCTACGAGATCCTGGTGGAAGGGCGATTCGACCTCGAACACATCGACGATACCGACCCGAACTCGCGTGAGTGTGCCGTCGTACTCTCCGTGAGCATCGCGCAAAAGGAGGCATGATGGCGAGCCCGATACAGGTCTTTTTCGACGTGAGTGGCATAGAAGCCCTCGAGGCCGACCTGGCGAGGATCCAGGGGAAGTACGAGGGCGACAACCTCGAGGAGGCCGTCACCGCCGGCGCCCTGGTCGTGGAGGAAATAGCCCCGGGAAGGGCCCCGAAGAGGTCGGGGAAAGGTGCTGAATCAATCACGCACATGACGAAGGAAAAATCCAAGGATAGCTGCCTCGTGCTGGTGGGCCCAACCAGGTTCTATATGGGGTTTCAGGAGAAGGGGACGAAACACCATGGAGCCCGGCCGTTTCTCCGGCCAACCATCCGCGAGAACAAGGAACAGATCGTAGCGGCTGTAAAGGCACGCTTGAAATCATAGGCAGCGCAGGCACAAACGGACAGACGGCCCGCCCCTCGAGGGCGGTTTTTTGATGGAAGGAGACCCAAATGACAACGGGAGCAAAACGCGCGTTCGGGGTGCAGTTCATACGCGACACGCACGTCATCGGCGAGGTCACCATTGTTGGAGATCTCGAGCTCGAG